TATTATGGATTCTGATTCAGCAATAAAAGCATCAAAAAGTTGCTCTAGTGTAGCATCCCCAACAGATACGCAATAGGTAAGTAATTGCTTATAATCATAAGCACTCCATTGCGCAGGGTCAATAGTTATACCTACTGCCGCTGCGCTTGCTATAAGTTGATTTATAATTTGCTGCTGTATTTGTGCTACTGTCCTCGCCATTATGAATTTAAGTTACTTGTTATGGTAATTTCTTCAATTAAATATATTTGCGGTGTCCCTTGATATGTCGTATAAAAAGGACTATTAGGGTCATAAGGGCTGCCGCTAACATCTATAAATGTATTTTTAAAATCCAAAATATAAACATAAACACCTGTATGGCTTCTGTCCTGCTGTTCTCCCGAATCTATAAATGCACCACAGTTTGTTGGAGTAAAAGATTTTAGCCAAGTCTTTACCAATGCCCTGTATTCAAATATACTCAAATTTTGGTCAAGTGTACCATCAGTAGCATCAAATTCCTGCGCTACTATGTGAACCCTCCAAGTCTGTTCAGTTTCACTTACGCCACTCATCAATGGTCTAGGCTCACTATTAAGCACCTCTAAGAAAAAAGCAGGCTTCTGAAACAAATACCCGCTACCATCTTTCTCCCTTTTTATCTGCTCATTAAATACAGCTACTTGTTGAAATAAGTAATTCTGACGAGGCATCTTTACAGCACCCCAATTATAAGGTATTGCACTTGCTCTGTCAAGTATGGATTGTACGGCTTGCCTTAATCTATCCATTATCCTATTTTAAATATCCTTCCTGTTACTTGTGCCAATGTCAATAACTGCGCTCTTGTTAACTCTGGTGTCTGCTTAATAAAAGGTCGTGCAGGAACATTTGAACCGTTACCACTATTCATAGTGTCTGCATATGACATATCGTTGTCTAATACGCCCTTATCGGGAGTAACTGATACAATCCTATTGTTTTTCTTTAGCCTGCCTGTAACACCTGTTAAAATGGGTGAAACACGCATTGCACTACTCGCTTCCCTGTATGCTCGTGTCCCTTCTATTCTCCTATCAACTTCTTTCCACTTTTTACCATCAATACCTTCATTATCAAAACTTTCATCAAAAGTCTTTTTGGCTTCCTGCATCATTATCTGTACCGCCTGCTGTCTTATCTCCGGGAGTATAGAAATAATCTTATCAAAACCAAATTTACTCATTAAAACACCTCTTTTTCAAACATGAATACCTGAAACTTATCATCCTCAACTATCAATGCCAATTTATCAACCAATGTCCGATATTCAGCAACACTTTTGTACTGTATATTTACCATCTTCATCAATTGCTTATAGGTTGATGAATCAATACCCATAAACTCTTTAGCATTACTATCATAATTTTCATACAATGCCACTTCAATGCCGTATGATTTATAAATAGTATCAGGCAACCCATTGAATTTAGGAGTAACACTAACTGATGGTATAGTATAAGTTACACCCCAATCATTAAGAAATACCTGCAACATATTTGCATGTTCAAGTTCATCCTGCGCTTCCTTTTCATAAAACTTAGCAGCTTTCGTATATCCTATATTCTCACACCAATTAGAAGCATTGCGATAAAAAAAATGCGCCTCATATTCATTAGCTAAACGCTCAAGGATTATCCCCTTTATTTTTTCTGAAATTGGACTATATAGTTCCATCTAATATGTTTTTTGCTGTTTTATTTGTATGTTTAGGCTTATCCGTTCTTTTCATGCTTTCTTCCTTCAATGGCGGCTTGCCTTTTGCCAATTCTTTCTTATCCTTTATCACGTTATTATCAGGCTCTATCGGCGCATCAATACACGGCACACCTGTTATCTTAGTAAAGTAATCAGCATCCATTTTCAAACCTCCCTGCGCCATAGTCAATGCCAATGTTGCCACTATCTGATTCTTAGAGGCTTCCATTGCCGTAACTTCCCTTTCCTCGCTATCATTAAGAAATTTAAATTTAAATCCGTAAGGGATAGGGATACCCAAATTCCTCAATGCAGGGATAACCTTGCCATTAACCACAGGCTCAATAAAAGCTGCATCCTGACTTTGACAATCCCTCAATGCCCTTGCCACAGGTGAAGCAGCACTATAATCATCTGTACGGCTACCCACAGCCTGCAACTGCTGCGCACCCAACCTACCAGGAACACTATCTATGCCATCACTATGCCCAAGCAGTACTTTACTTATCTTTTTTTCATTCCTTGATTCAAAGTCATTATACGATTTGTACCCATTACCCCTAGCCCCATCAGACAAAAACTCAAGTTCATCCATCATATCTGTTATGATGTAACCTGCGCTGCCCATCTTCTGCATCGCTTCTTCCTTTAATCTTCGTTCTTCGCTATCTGTGGCACTAGCTGTTTTCAGCCACCGATAAGGTTGCGCAAACATTTCTATAAAATCTGCGTTCCAAGCAAGGTTATTTCTAAGTAGTATTTCAGTTTTGGCAATGTTGTATAACAAGCCGTATCCGCAAGTGCTGATGCCGTTAGTAGGTAATGTCGGAATCCATATATGCCAGTCCTTATAAGGTCGTTCTTCAAAATCGTATCCTAGTGGGTTATTTAAAAATGGGGCTACACTTGTTCTTTCAGGGCTTATATGCGTTCTCCTGATAATAGACGGGAATTTAGGTACACCATCCTCAATATCACCAATTGAAATAAGGTTATACCCATAAAATTGAGCATCAAGAATATAGTTAATCATATTCTGTGCAAACCATGTTTTTTCAAAATATGATGTCCACTTTTTATTTTCTACATCATTAGCATCAACAATGCTGTACTTCCTAAGCATTGTAAGTGTTCTTCTCCTATTTAAACAAGCTGATACCTGCTCACTTAGCACCGTATCTTCATAAATAGCCTGCATTTTGCTTCTATACGGCCACCAAGACTGCTCTGCTTCTTTTATCGCTTCTCGCCAATCACTTAAATCTCTTGCAAGACGTTCAAGCTGATTAGGGAATATTTCATTGTTAAGATTTTTTCTAAGACTTTCCGACCCTCCAGCAGTACGGACTGCCGATGCGCTTGACATTTTACTTTTTTTGGGAGCAATTTCCCAACCCATGAAGTTACTTATTTTATCTAATGCTCCCATCTAGTAGTGATTTTGATTTTTGACATTGCCGCCATATGATGTCATTTTACCCTGGTATGGGTTTAATACCTGCATATCAGCAGTTATAATACCCCTACCCATTTGTTCTATAATAGTACATGCCATTTTGTAATTGTCATTCCATACATCAGGTATATTATTAGGGGCAAGCAATGGGGCAAGAAGATAAATAACAACATACTTCATACACAGCATTATCTGAGGGTCTCTGTTATCTCCCTTTACCCAAGAATCTAAATTGGTAGGCAATGTATTTGCGGTAATAACATATTTAGTAGGTGATGCCCAATATTTGCGCGTAGCATTATCTGCGCTATCGGGAAACACATTGCTGTAAGGTATGTTTTCATATGTATAATAAGTTATAAGGTCGACAGGGGATATATCTTCACTTGATTTAGCACATACGTAAGTATTGTTTTTCCAAAAAATTACATCCCCTACTTTATAATTTCCATAAAGACTAAATATGGGTTTTAATGGCTCTGCTAATGTAGCAGGATATGTGCAGGTTCTAGGGAAATCGGCATAAAACATATCATATTGATTTCCCAATACATCCCATTTGGAATAATCAAAAATAGCACCTGAATTAGTAATCCTACAAATATAACAAACACCTTGATAGGTCACTAGTGAATTTGGTTGATATGCTGTATTTGCTACCCATAATGGATAGTCAAGATAAACCCTATCCCTTGCAGCATATGTTTTTGTATAATCCCAAACAGAAGTATTGGTAAATTCAGATGAAACATCGTATTTCTGCTGCAATTTACCTTTAATCAATGCCAATGCTTCCATTTCGCACGTCAAACGCTTGCTATCATCAGTCTGTGTCAACTGATTTAAATAAACAGGCTGAATATACGATTTGTAGTCGTTAAGGATTAAGTACATAATATATTTTTACAATCTACCCAACAAAATTAAATTAAATTTGGCAAATCAAGAAATATTTTTTATGCAACAAATTTATTTATACATATTTTTTACTACTCTTGCTCCAATAGTGGGTGCTGATGACCTGCCGCCATTCATAAAAAGATTAAATTTATCAGGAAATGCACCTGTGATAAAATAATCGCAGCAATCGCTCATATGCCCGTATTTTTCACTTGTTATGCCTGTAATTGGGTCGATTGCCTTAGTTTTCTGTTTAGTTCCATCACTTTCCTCTTTAATATACAGAAAGTCATTAATGGTATTAGTGCATTTTTTATCTATGCTTATCTCCAACCCATCTATGATATTGGCAAACAAGGCGTTCATAAAATCAATTCTTTTTGCTACACTTGGGGCTTTGGTATAAATCCTTAGTGATGGCTTAAAGTTGCCCAATTCCTCCCTGATAATTACATAATCATTAAACCCTCTTTCACTTCTTGTATCTTCTTTCATACCATTGGGGTCTCCATAGACATAACAAGTCGACTTATGATTATGATATTTTGTTCTTATCTGCCTGCAAACTCCCTTTGTGCTGTTATTGGGGCTTCGCATACAAATCTCATCTATCTGATAAGCCTTAAAATATTTCTTTTCCCCTATTGTTTCGCTATATATCTGATAAACAACACAAGACATATAGGGGTTTACGTTAAAGTCAAAAGAAAAATGCAGCGGTACATCAGGGTTATATTCATGCTGCCCCACATTACCTGTTGGGTCAAACATTTTATAACACTCACCTCCTGCCTGCACCGGTTGTGGGTTTTGCTGATAAAGGCTTTGGAATGTTCTTAGTGAGGTACTTTTAATTTCAAGCAATCGTTTAAGGCTATGTTTATCACCCCATAATGGTTCGCCTATCTTTCTTGGGTCATAGGCATTATCATTATTTTCCTTAATAGCAGGGAGGCATATTACAGTCCAATACTCCACATTTTCATCACCCCTTGCAATAGCTTCGTGCATTTGCTTCAATAGCCTGCCTGCCAAGTCCATATCATCCCACCTTGTCTGTATAAGCAATACCCCGCTATCATTATGCAAACGGGTCTTTAGTACGTCTGTGTACCAATCCCAAACCTTCTGACTAATCAATGCACTCTTAGCTTCCTCCCTATCTTTATGCGGGTCATCAATAATGGCTATATCGGCAGGCGTACCTGTAAGCGAACCACCCACACCCACAGTTTTTAAATATCCCTTATGGTCTATTATATCAAATCTTTCAGCATTTCGGATATACTTGCCATTAGCCCCCGCATTTTGCAGCTTAGTATCAGGAAACAACTCTGCATATTGCTCATCATCTATATATTTCTGTACATCTCTGTTCATGCTCTCTGCCAATGAAGCAGAATAAGATGCCAATACAATCTTTTTATCAGGGTCTCTTCCAAATGCCCATGCAGGAAATAACCTTGATGTAAACTCAGATTTACCGTGCTGGGGAGGCATAAATACCATCACCCGTTTCAACTCCCCTTTTGCAAACTTATCCAAAGTATCTGCCAACACCTTATGATGCCAATTCCATTTATACACAGGCTGCATCACAGAAGCAAACTTCAACAACTCCCTGCGAGCCATTTCATCCCTAGCAGCCTTCAATACCGCTAAATCTATTTCTTGAGCCATTCAGATACCTTTTTATAATCCCGCTCCGTTAACCGAACACAGAAATAACGCCTCACCCCAACACCCACCTTCACATCCTCAACCCACACCCTCTTAGGCTTCACCTTAGCCTCAGATAACAAATCCTTAATAGCAGCAATCTCCCCATCACTACTCTCCAAATTAACCTCAATAGGCAATATCATTCCCAATCCAATTTTTCACCAGTTATAGGATGCCTGTCCCGACCATCAATCAACCCATCCACATACTCATACAACAAAATAGACCTGTCCATAAAAAATGACATCCAAGCACTAAGCATCCCTTCCATTATCCCCAAATTTAAACCAACCCAACCAATGAATAAATATATGCACCCAATACACAGTAAATATACTGCCACATATACACAACAAAAATAATAACCAATCACAAAATAAAGTAGCCATGAAGCAAATATAAGCATATTATACTATGACTATGTATAATTTATATTGTAATGCGTTTCTAAATCCTCATAGGGTTTTTTGATAGGTGATTAAGGCCAGGCGCTGTCGCTTAGTAGGTGCATTGCCACCCCTTCACATGGGGTTATTTATATATGTGTTTAAAGGCCACACTAATGTACAAAATTAGGCGTGCCTAACTTTTATATTGTGGTGTTCCTTTGCTCAGATTAATGCCTTACCTAATGGCTGTATATAGGCGTGTCTTGCCGGCATTCTTTGGCTTGCCTATGTGTTTGCCTGGCTCGTGTGTTAATGTGTTTTATTGGGGGCTATATACATGCCATGTTGCGCTGCTTGTGGGTGCATCTCTCCCACTATATATATACATGCAACCGGCGCATGTATGCAGCCGAGATAAAGCCCTATATATATACCGCTATTGCGTGCCGTGTTTTCATTGTAAAACGGGGAAACAGAACCAAAAACTATTTTGCTCAAAAATTAATAGCCAAGCTGGTAAAGGGTTTCAGCCTATTTTCAATAATTTATTTGTTTGTTTAGAAAATAGTGCTACCTTTGTGTCAACAAAACAAAAAGAACATGAAAAAGACAAAGATAAACGGAAGCAAAGTAAGCGTTACAAGAATGGGCTATTTTGGCGCAGAAAGCACGTTAATCGTTACTCTAGAACGTGCATTGGCTTTAGTAGAGGTGCGCACTAATGAGATAGCGAAAGCGCAGGCAATCAACCCTACGCATTACAATGTAGGTGGTAAGCCATTTACCCCATTTTATACCATCGCCCCATATTACGGCAAATAAAAAAACTAAATTTTTATCTCAT